CTGCTACTTTGCAATCTACTTCCCAACAGTATTTTTCAGTTGTTTTAAAACGTGGAGTGAATTTATTATTACAGTTTTTACATTTCATTACCCTATTTTTTTACGTAATGATATTTGGCTTCTGATTGAACCTTGACAATCTGAATAGTGGCGTAATATTTTACGTACCAAATCCAACTCTGGAACTAGCATTTCGGCTTCCCTATCTTTAGCAGCACTACTCCCAGCCTTTGAATTAAAATAAATGCTTTGGTATTTACGATAAAACTCATCACGTACAATTACTAAATGGCAAAGATTTACGTCTAATATACGGAGTATTTCTGATAGTTCGTTTACATCATCTAATGGTAACTGCTCATATGTGTCTATCGCAGCTATTAGATTGTTTGTTATTTCGTTTAATTGTTTCATATTCCAAAAATTTCTTTGTTCTCTCTCCTATGCAAAAGTAATTTTTCTTTTAGTTCACTTTCCCACTTTGAAAATCTCTTGCCATTGTCGTATAAACTTTGGATTATTAACCTCCATTCTTTACGATTTGTATTGTAAATCTTCTGTACTACTTGATAACTCTTACTGTTTATTTTAAAAGTAGAGTGTAAGGGTAGCCAGTTGTTTCTAGTGAATATCATAGTTTAATACTATAAATAAGCCTTAAAATCAGATGGCAGTTGTATTATTTTGCCCGTACAATAAACACTATCGTCTTCTAATACTTTAAAGTCTAACGATTCAATGTCTTCATTTACAGTATAAGAAAACGCCCCGCTTTTTTCAACATCATAACCATCTATTTTCTCTCCAGTATCTTTAATTGAGCCACACCAAAATATCTTCAACCCTAATTGTTTTGCTTCCGCCTTTAGTTCTTTATCACTTGCATCTTTAGCTAAATCACAACCGTCCCAACCCTCACAGTGTTCACAATAATCAGTTAAATAACTCTTAGCACCATAACAGTACATTAAATCATCTGAACCACCAACAATGATTACTATGTTGTTTTCTTCTGCTAACTTCTTAGCTTCATCTGGTACATCTCTGCGATATTCTATTCCTTCACAAATGTTTTTAATTTCTTGTAATTTTTCCATAGTTATATGTTTTGTTTTAAGTTAATGTTTTCTTTTAAAAAGGAGGCTCTCTTTCATCATAAAGATACTCTATTTCTTCTTTTGTTATTTCGCTTTCAAAAGTTGTTGAGGGTTGTATAGAACTTACTACTACCGTTTCTTTTTGCTCAACTTCTTGCCAATCGTAACAAATATTCTCGTACCTTTCGTTTAATAGTCGTTTACTTTCTATTTCATAATGTAGCCCGACGATATGGTCTATAATACCTAAATCCCTATTTTTACATACTTCGATATAATTTGAATAGCTACTTAAAAAAGAGTGCATTTCGACAGGGAAAAAATCTCCTATTGCCTTTTGAAAGTCCATATTATTTCTATGGCAAATAATTACATTATCAACAGCGTTTGTCAAATCGGCTGTTCCAGATACATCTTCTTTCCTTAAAAACCCTACATTCTTACGTGGATGTGCAACCATGTGAATATGTATGTTTTTATCTTTAGCATATTTACATATTTTATTTATAAACGTAGTTTGCTTTTCATTCTTAAATCCATCTAAAGCTAAAATATCTAAAGCCATTAAGTTATCAATTACAATCGAATCAATATCTTTATTCACTATCATTTCTTCAATGTCGATTAGTAATTGCTCAAAGTTGTTTCCATAATCGTTATTATAAACCCACAACTTACCATCTAACCATTTATTTATTTTATCCCCTATACTTGTTGGTGTTGAATAAACATTTTCCCATTTAGTTGGCACGTTAAATTGTCTTCCAGCAGCTTGTAATTGCACCCATGATTTAACCCTATTACCTGTCAACTCGCCAGAAAATAATATAGTCTTAAATCCTCTTTGAACACCGTTTAAAACGACTTGATTAATAACCGTACTTTTTGCAGAACCGTTTTTTCCGCTCCACAATGTTACCTCGCCTTTATTAAATCCTATTATTTTTTTATCTAATTCAGTAAACCCACTCGGAATAGATACAATTTGACTTCTATCAATAGTTTTTATTTCTGAAAGTAATTGAAATTTATTTCCTTTTTCATCTTCTTTTGGTTGTGGGGTTAATGGTATTTTTGTTGTTACCCTATTATTATTTTGTTCAAAATTTCTATCGTATGCAGTTGGCTCAAACATTTTTCTAACATCTTGCCATTTATAACTTGAACATGAATTATGAAAGCATTTATACCCTATTGCACCACTTGACATTTTAAATAAACAAGCGTCATTACCTTTGTGGCTATGGTCAAAGAAACAATTATCTAAAATATACTTAATCCCATCTCCGTAGTTTTGTTCTTTAGTTACGTTTATATTGTGTTTTGAAATAAAAGAATTTAAGTCAAACTCATCTTTTCCATAGTTGTTTTGGAATTTTGGTTGTTCTTTTTCTGGTAGCTGGTCAGAAACTTTTTTAATCAACTCTATTGGAGTAACTTTTAAAACCTCTGGTACTCTTAATAAAGTAGATTCTCTATGTGGTCTGTCATATGTTGAACGTCCTTTTCTTGCAACTGTTCCGTATAACTTTGTAATTCTTGAAGCGTTAAATACTGATTTGTCAACGTCAGCACCATCAACAGAAAAATACATATCTAAAACTTGAAGAAACTTTTGTAACAATAATTTTGTATCGTTATCGTTTGGTAAATCTATTTTGTAAAGTAAGTGATAACCGTTTCCAGAATCAGTACAAATCGGCTCACAAAAACCAATATTTCTTAAATAGCTAAAAACCTTGTTAGATACTATTCTCGATTTGTTTTTTTCCTCGTTTGTTGCACTTACTCCTGTTGCTCTTTTAGAATCAATATCTATTAACAACCAACTTCTTTTAACAATGTCATTATCGGAAGTAGTGTTCTTTGGCTTTTCGTAAAATTTATCTTTTTGTTCTCTTGAATAACAAGCCTCGTTAATATCGTTTAAAACAAAATAAATATTATCATCTTCATAACGTGCTAATTCTTTAATAAGCAAATCAACATCTTTAAAATAACCTGAATATGTTTTTCTACCTAAAACACGAACTTCAATTAATTCGTTAGCCTTAATCTTCTCTAACGTATATTTAACTATATTTTCTTTCATGTTCTAATTTTAATTTATTAAACAAATTCAAGTCGCCACCATGTTTTTTAAAATCAAATTCAAACGGTGGAATATCTTTTTTTGTTACTTCAATTTCATCATTCCAAGTTTTATTATTAAAAAATGTAGTTGGATTTTTTCTAAACTTTTTATCTGGTTGGTAAATTTTATATTTTGGAATGAAATCAATTATCTTTAATCTTTCTTCATCAGTTAACTTTACCCATTTATCTTTTGACTTTTCTAAATCTATTTTTTTATCATACAAATTCCAAAAAATATCAAAAGATATATTTATTTCTTCTTCTTTATTATTATTTACATTATTGTTTGTTGTTGATTGAATGTTAGTTGTTTGTTGTTTGTTTGTTGTTTGTTTGTTGGTTTGCTTGTTAGTTAATAACTCAAAACTTTGATAACTATCATATTTTAATATAGTTACAACACTAAATTTGTTTGTTGCTTTGATTGTTATTTCTTTGGTTTTTATTAATTTATTTAAACAAGTTCTTAAACTTTGCTGTGATATGTTAGTTTCTTTTTCAAGTGATTTTAATCCAGTAATTAATTGACCTCTTAAAATGTTATTACCTTGCCAATATCCGTTTGAGTGATTTGCTTTTAATAATAAGTGAATAAATAAGTGAACCATTTTAGAATCTGAATACCATTCCCAATCCATTAAACCTCTATATAATTTTATATAAGTATTTTCCATAGCTAAAATAAATTAGATAATCTTTCAAACGAACCAAATTGATTTAGTTCATAACAACTTTTAAGTATGTCAGAATTAAAAACAAATTCAACTATTTCATCAGTATTATTATTGTGTATTATAACAATTCTAGTGTTTACATCTGTATTAAATACTAATACAGGTATGTCGCCATCAATAACATAATGTTTTTTAATATCACCGACTATTTTACCATTAAATTTATGATACAATAAATGGCAATGTTTGCATAATGTTTCTAAATCTTCATTTGGGGCATCGTGTGGTTCTCCAGTGTATTTTAAATGATTAATATGTAATTCAGTTTCTTTATCACCACATTTAATACAAGTAAAGTTATCTCGATTAAGAATTTCAAGACGTTTCTTTTGCCATTTAGGGCTTTTTAATTTTTCAGAATAAGCTTTTTTACTCATTGCATAGTGTTTTTAAATATAGCAAAAGTCAAAAGGAAAACACTACTAAACCGCCAAACAGGGAGTTTGATTTTTGATGACCTTTGCTAAAATTAATTTTTTCATTATTGTGTAGTGTTTGTGCAATAATACGAATTATATTTTAATTATTACACTTTATTGGTTTATTTTTATCCTTGTCATTAAAT